ACCATTACATCATAAGGGAACTCACCGCTTTCCAGTGGGTTCATGGTAGCTTTGATAACGCGATTATTGACAATGACAACCACAACATCATAAGTATCGCTATCACCACAAGTACAATCAGCAGCTTCAAGGTCTTCTTTAGTAGCTTCGCCATAGTAGTACCACACTTCAAATCTGTCGCCAAAGTTAGTCTTATCACGTTTCTTTTCTAAATCGTCGTCAGCACCTTCTTTAAGGACTAACTCAATTTGAGAAGAAATGTAACCTTTTGCTTTGCGTAAATTACGCAATTCTTTTTTCGTAATATAGTCACGTTCCCAAACAAAACTGCCGCTGTGAATGTCATCTCCACACGCAGGATCGGGATAAAAGTTTCTTACGTCAATACGTTTTGATGCTGGACGAATTTCAATAACTTTAACATCCGCAACACCCTCTGCTTGCATTTCACCTTGAGGTGTCGGCATTTGCTTTTGAAACATTTTATGTACAGAGTTTTGCTCATCAATAATTGGATAACAGCCTTTAACAACGCCCGTACCCAGAATAGCTGAATCTCGAAGCACCTTACGCACTTCACGATTCCAATGCGCTTCAACAAGCCAATCTTCGATTTGTTTTTGAGCTTCTTCTGCTTTTTTCTTTGCGTCTTGTTTAATCGTTTCTTCAAATTGCTCAACAGGCATTTGTTGATTCTTATACATGACGACACCAACATCAACGGGTTTTACTTGCAGTAATTCCATTGTGGCAGGTTTAGGCGTTGGGCGAACTTCAAAGTTCGCATCATCAACTGGAAGGAGCATATCAGCGAGTGACATGGCGGCAATATCTGTGTATTGCTTAGTGATATTCATAAACACGTTTGAGCCAATTCGCTTTCTATTTACACGCGAATAGCCGCCACGATCTACAAGATTTTTGGTAATGGAGGTACTGACTTCACCACGGTTGGCATCATCAATACCCTCATAATATTCACTGTCTTGATCCCAAATTTCTTCTATGCCCGATTTCTTACGAGCTTGGATAGCCTTCTGTCTTTTGGACAAAAGTGCTTTTCCGAATCGGTCTAGTCTGTCAATTTTAGAATCGTCTATCATCTCTTAGTTCCAGTTAAAGGAGTTTGCTCTGTCATCACGACATGGCGTAACATCATCTCGACGTTAATTATAAAGCATTTTAGATAATTTCGTTAATAGTTGCTTTCGCAATATCAATGACAGTATCTTGAGGAATTTCACGAATATTTTCAACGTGTTGCGCTGCGCCTGCAATATCACCATGTGACACATCAGTAACTGCGCCAGCCGCTTCATCAACGGCTTTCTTTGCGCCATCTGAAACCTTGTGAACCATATTATCAAAAAATGACATGACTATCTCCAATTAAATTAATATCCGACACCGCTATCATACGGTTGCCATCTTGGCGCAGCAACAGGAGCGCGTCTATCTTCATTGCTTAAACTCTCAGCATTGACTGCTAAATATCTAAAGGCATCTGCACTATGACTATAAGTGTCATGGAGCGGTGCGCCTGCTTCATTTGTTCTTGGGTTGATACTTCGACGATAGCGCTTTAAACATTCGAGCAATCGAATTGCGTGTACCTTATCAAAATAACATTGCGAGAACATTAAACGAGCCGCCTTAATTCCCGATTCAATTGGCATATTAGGCGTTATCTTTACTTTACGTCCAAATGCCTTTAAAAGTTCTTCTGTACTTTTACCGGTTTTAAAATCTTTAGTGCGCCCGTCATGTGGCAGGTAATCATACCCCCAATTATACTTCTTACTATTCAATAGTCCAGCATAATAATCTAAGGTCTTGTGGTCATCCTCAATACTTTCAATAATCCGAATCTCACTTCGGACTTTTTGTACTAAAAGAATTGACATCGAGTCGTTCCAACCCAAATCCCAAATAGCATGAACTTTAAGTAATGGATCATAAGGAACATTACAAATTCTGCCGTGCATCGTTGCAGCGTTAACTTCATTCGCATAAATAGCACCTGTTACAGCGCTACGGCATTTACCAAGCCAAATGTTATCATAGTCCTCTGGATTGGTTGTCATGCAATGTAGACGCTCTGCTTCAAGCTCTTTAGGAAAATAAGGATTATCATCAAAGTTCATTTCAACAACAGTTGCACTTGGCGCAGGATTAAGTACAAATCGTGTGTAAGTATCATCCGTATCTAAGTCTGGATTGAAACTCACCCAAATCTCAGAATCATCTTTACGAATTGTCGGAATAAGAATATCCCAACTTTTCTTACTTACCGTTTGCGCTTCCTCTACCCATACAATATCACAGCCTTCAATAGACTTGATAGATTCAACTGTATGTTGCGCTAAACCGGCAAACATAAACAGCGATCCATTCATCCCACGAATCTCTGTTTCAAGAACTGTAAAAAATGCACCCAGTCCAAGTCGTTGAATTTGATCGGATAAAAGCAAATGCACCGATTGCTTAATACTTTTTTGAATCTCCCGTGTGCATAATACGCGCATGGGTTTTTGAGCCGCTAAAAGAATCAGTGCTTGTGCAAAGTTATAACTTTTCCCGCTGCCCCTTCCTCCGTGTGCTACTTTATAACGTTTCGGAGCAAACAAGAATTGGAGTTTCTCTGGGAAATGTACATCTAGGTTTTCAGCCATTGTTTATTGTCGTATCGGATTTAATGAAGTTTAAGGTAATACATGGTAAATCTGCACCATCCTTACCGCTGTGTTCAATCTTATCAACGAACATACCCATATTCTTAGCAAGTAATTCACTGGCTCGAATACGCGCATCTAACTTAATATAATCACCATTTTCATCTTTGTTACTGCGGACGAGTTTAGTCCAAAATTCCTGTATCTCAAAAATAGATGCAATATTAGCCGCGTACTGTTCTCGAATCTCGGTCACAATCGCATGATGACTGGAAGTCACTTCTCCCATTTCTTTCCACGCTGCTTGCACATTAGGATTATTGAGAAGGGCATAGGCTTGTTTACTTGCCGCCTTATCTGAATATCCCGCTGCAATAGCCGCTTTAGTACCGTCCTGCCCATTACCTAAGTAATGGGTCAAGAAAGCACGTTGCTTGGAAGTGAGCTTGCTTAGAGCTTCAAAATCCATATTACATCATCGCAGGTCTAGTTGGTTTACCCATAGGCGCGGCTTGTGCTGGCGCACCGCCCATACCCATACCGCCTTCTTCACCGCCAAAGCCTTTTGTAAATAATGACTCAGCGCTTGCTGATTCCCCACCTTCTAAAAGACCTTTGGCAATTTTCAAAGCATCGTTAAGGTCACGCGCTTTTTGAACACCTGCGCCCATACCTTCTGCCATACCTTCCATTGCGCCTTCACCACCTTCAGCCATTTGCTCTTGTTGGTTTTCAGTTTCAACAGTGTATTGACCTTGGGCATCGCGTGTAATTGTAACTGCTAATTCTTCCATCTTCTTTTCCTAGTTAAAGGGCGCTACGGTATGTAGCGCCAAGTGATTACTACTGACGTTGATTATACTGGTAACTGTATTCAATCAATAGTTGTTTTTCTTCAGCTTCAAGCTCTTTGACTAATGCTTTATCGCCTTCAACTCGCGCTTCATCTTGCTTATCTCGCAAATCTTTTACCTCTTTGATAATTGATTTAGTTTCATCGTAGAAGTCGAGCGTAGGTTGATGTTTACTGGTAAATTTATCAGTAGCTTCATCATCGCCTAATTTTTCATATTTTTTAAACTTATCGTAAATATCTTTTGCTTCTTTGCGTTGTGAGTTATAAACACGACGATAAGCATCGATAGTATTTTCTTTCACAAATCCCGATACGATAGGTAAATTACTCACATTCATTTCGTCAGTATTTATTGAAGAAGTATAAATAGAGTTTACAAACTTATATAACTGGGTTGCCGCTGATCCACCAAGTGAATTTGTCAAATACTTCATTGTTTCGGGCGATACATCCACAAAGCCAGATTCCACTTTTGTTCCACCTGTCACTTTGTTCATCCATTTAGCAAAGTCGGAATACATCGTACCTCTTGTTGTAGACCATTCTTTTTCGCTATCTGGGATAGTGGTGTTGTAAACATCTTCTGGGTAAATAGGTTTACCCCATTGATTTCTATTACTGGTAATAGAATAAAACGGTTTTAAAATAGTAGGTATAAAACTTGCCGCTAAGTCTTTGTTATCCCATTCCCCCGATGCCATTGGATTAAAATAAGAGAAATTAGTAAAGAAAGAAGCAGTTAATTTATTAATTACTTTTTCTGGATCGCCACCTAATTGAAGTCTAGCGATTGCTGTACCAAAATCTTTAAAGAATGATAGACCGTAAGCAAGTTTAGCATTTACTCGAAGTCCAGTTTCCTCATCTAATTTAATACCAACGTATCTGGTTTTTTCTTCTTCGGGAATTAACTCATCATCCCCATCATCTCCACCAAGTAGCGCTAGTAAATATCCAAGCATTACATAAGATGAAAGTATCGCAGTAGCTTGTACTTTATGCTCTCCTCGAATCGTAGCATCAATCAAATTTTCAGTACCTTGAATAGCCGCATTAAAGAATAAATAGGTTGCACCGAGTTCTCTACCAGCAATACCGCGTCGATTAAAGTTAATGGTTACATTTCGTGAAAGTTTAGCCGCTTCCTGTGGTGTCATACCGTTATCAACAGCGACTTTAAATGTAGATAAACGAGTTGCTGTTTCAGCGACATCGCCTAGATACGCTAATAAGTTAGCTAATTTATTATCAACTATTGCTAATTTTAATTTATCAAGCGGATACTCATAAAACTTGGTATCCATCATTTTTGATTTTAAAACAGCCAAATTAAGCTCATCTGCCTTTTTTTCAATACTTGAGATAAAGGCTGTTCCCGATTTACCACCGTTATCAAGATAAGATTTAATTACTCGATTCCATTCCGCATTATCTGTCGACCCTTTTGCAATGTATTTACCAATTTGTATTGCCGACATTGGCGTTTTTAATAAAACAGTACCTGCATATTTAAATCCTTTTCTAGCTGTATTGGTGTATAACCCAACTGCCGGATCAACCCATACCCCATTGTTAATAATGAATACAGGATTCCAAATTGTAAAAGCATGGCGCAAAAATCTACCAAAAGCAGCCATAAACTTAAACATGGAGTAAATGTTCTCATCCCCTAATCTATTAAACGCTTGTACAAATTCTGAATCATTAACTGTAATACGAACTTGTTTACCATTACGCCAATAAGATATTTCTTCATTTTGGTCATAAGGTTTTTTCATCAAAGTAACTTGTGGTTCACCACCTACTTTGATGATTTCGTATTCACGTTTAGATTGTCCTGTTCGCGCTGTTTCTGCTTCAACGTAGCGACGGGCATCTCGTAATGTATCGCGTTGTCCAATTTCACTACCGTGGAAATACATGACGTATTGCGCTTTGGCTTTACCCATAATAGGTTTCATTGGAGTAACTTCAGTTTCCCATAAATTAGCGTCGGGATTATCTTCAATTAACTTGTAAAGCACTGATTGCACATACATTTTAGAAGAACGAATAACCGCTCTTTCTAAATTCATAACAATGTTTTCAACAATTTGACTAGCACGAGATTGGCGACCTAGCATTTTTCTATCGAATTTACCTGATATAGAAAAACCTTGTCCGATATTTCCACGACTAGATTTTTTAGTTGCTTTACCAGTAACTTCATCGACTTCTTCAAAACCCTTCATTGGAACATGATAATCTGACGCATTATCCCATTCCTCTGCTTGCTCTGGTGAAATGTCACCCGATTGCACTAAGATTCGTTTAACTATGTTTTGAATGTTTTGCCAATCATCAACTA